GGCATTGCATGCTGTTAATCTAAACTTGACACAATAAAGGGGTTTATCATGTCAAATCTAAAACAAGCCGCAAATCGGTTGAATAATCGGTCAGACAATCGGTCAGTCGTTGTCAGCCGTGACCCGGTTGGTATTCCGATCAAGATTGCCGCCGGTTTGATACCGACTAGCTGTTCAATGAACGACTATATCGAAGCAATCGAAACGCTAAAGGCTTTCGGTCTGTCAGAGCGGTATGGTGATTTTCTTATTGCTGAATGTGAAAACAAACTATGGGGTGAAATAGATGGCTAAATTTCATATCGAAGTCACCGCAATGGTGACGCAAACCGTGCTGATTGATGCTGATAGCATTGAGACGGCCGAACAGGTGGCAACCGATCAATTCAAGAGGCAGCTAACAGATTACCAGTCAGATGCTCAATTCGGTTCAAACATTCAACACGAACCGTTTTCGGTTGGCGATTATGACATTTACGAAAGTTACGAGGCGGAATAATGGATAATTACGAAAAAGCATTCTACGACCGTTACGGTGACGACAATCAGTCACAGATTCGGTCAGCATTAGATTTTGTCCTGTATGTTGAGCATTTTGACCCAACACAGGACGAAATGTCGGCAATGTTTCAGTCACTGCCTGACACTGAGCAACAACGGCTCAAAAACGCGACTAAACGCATCAAATCACTAACACAAGGGAAACAAAACAATGGCTAAAAAAGAACAATGGGAAATCGACCGCGAAAACCGCATCAAAGCTGAAAAAGCTAGTATGAATGCGCTAACACCAAGCCAGCGTGAAGCAATCAAAAAAGCGCATAATGCTTTGCGTGATTTTGTCAATGAATGGTCAGACGGCTTTGACCTATATAACGCCGAAACACCGCGCAACATAAGCACGGCTTTCTGGCAAATGCACCATCATTTTCATTTAGATGATGATGATGTTTGAGGCATTAGTCGGAATGTGCATCATGCTATCGGTAAACGGCGACAGGGTTAACCCTTGCTGGATAAAAGCCGATAGCAAGGTGTACATGTCAGCATCTGCTTGTGAGGCGGATGCCCGCCGATTAGAGCGCGACTATGTGCAACAGTTGGTTAAGAAATCAGATGAACCAGTCGTGGCGCATGTCGTCTGCAATCCAATAAAGGGAAACCAATCATGACCAGTTCAAAACGCCAGACGGTCAGCATCAACGACAAATTCAAAGTTGATGTTGACCCATACAACCACACGCTGATGCAGCACATGCCCAGCCCACAACGGCCTGACCATTGGGAAGTGGTTGGGTACTACAGCACGATGGCGGGTGCTCTTAACAAGCTGACCCAGACGACCGTCCTTGACGGTGCAGACGCTGACCTTATCAGCTATTGCCAAGCCATACTGGATGAAGCCAAAGCGGTCTGCCATCACAGCAAATAACCAGTGTCACTAAAATAGCTATTTTAGCTAGTTTTGCGACAGAGGATCAGCCCGGCATTAACCGGGCTTTTCTTTTGCTAGAACGGTTTCGGCAAACCTAGACCAATCGCCTTCCACGATTCATCTGTCTGGTCGGTTAGCATAAAAGCATTAACTGCCTTGAGGATGTCATCATATTTGAAGAACTGATCCTTATACTGATGCGCCAGCTTCAAAGCGGCTGATTTCGCATATTCCTCTTGCTTAGGTGACAGCGTGGCTACCTTCTTGCTCTGACATGCCTTCTTTGGGGCATTGGCGGCACTAGGACGGCGTTTGACCTCTCTTCGCACCCAACCCTGCCAAAATGCCTTTAAGGACGCATAGGCGGCTTTATTTCCGCCTTGCTCATTCCAGATGCGAATATCCTCTAACACCTCTTGCCAATCAAGGCCGCGATCAGTGGCATAGACCTTGTCCTCAGTGTCTGGCACCCAGCCCATTAAAAGCTGTTTTTTCTGCCGCTGTAATTTATTTGATTTAGTTATATCTGTCTTTTGTTCTTTCTGTTCTTTGTAAGTGTCCTTAAAAACCGGATCCGGTTTTCCCGTATCCGGAAAATGCGGACACGGTGAATCCATAACGAAATAGCGGGTTTCAGCAAATTGACCATCATTACGAGCAGATTCGCGCCGCATATATCCTAGCTGTTCCAAGTTTGCCAAAATTCGGTACACCTTGTCCTTGCCCCAGCCGAATCGGTTACGCAGATTAGTCGGCCTCACTTGCCAGTCATTCGGCTTTGAAAGCAGATACACCAGCACCGCCAGTGCATCGCTTGTCAGGTTCTCATCATTAATCATTTCATTGGGCAGCACCGCAAAGTTCTCTTGCAGGTTACTGCGAATTATCAGTGTGTCTGTCATTCTATTCCCCTATCACTTTAAATCTGCTGATCTCAAAATGAGCCACCAGCCCCACATCTTGACTGTCGCCCCGGTCGCGTCTGCCACCAAAGCCAACGTCAAAATCCTCTGCAAAATTGATCGTTGCAAGTTTGTCAGTCCATTGCACGATCAGATAGCTATCCAGCCCGGTATGCTTTGACAGGTCACGAGCAGCCATCACCTTGTCGAGGTTGAGCATCATAGTCGGATACCTGTTCATCGGGTTCGTCCTGACCTTGACCTCACAGAAAAACCAGACAAAGCCACTAGCCATTTTGTGCATAGCAAAGTCCAGCTTGTAACTGATCGGCAGTTTCTTGTAGTCGGCGTTCAGATGCAGCGACACCCTCTCAATGACCTCATGCTCATTACGCAAATCTTGTGCGCTCTCATATAACGGTCTATTCATCACTCCCCCTTAAACTCATAATCCTGATTATCAGATGTCTTTATCTTGTGACAGTTGGCGCATAGCAGTTGATACACGTCCTTCGGGTCAGCACCAGCATCAACCATTGAGTTGATGGTGTTTGTGTTCTGCTGACCGTTCATCTTTACCTTGCCATTAGTGCGCCACTGTATCGGCTTGATATGGTCAAACTCAAGCACACGATAATCACCGTTACCGCACTCAATGCACGAACCGCCCAAAGCATCTATCGCCAGCCTTCTACGTCTTACCCTTGACCGCCGTTGCACTGTCCGGCGTTGCTCCGATGTATATGCCATTACGCCCAGCTTTCCCTGACCAACATGCACCACGTTTCAAAGCTGATCGTTGCAAGGTCATCCTTGCCAGCATAGTCAGCGTTAATGCTGGACAGTCGCACCACACAGCGTATCGGCTGGCGGTCATATTTGTAGATCAGCACAGGCTCAGTACCAGATGCGTCACTGGCACGTTCAACCTGTGACCACCACTCATCTTTGTGTGTGACGCCGTGAGCATACCTCTTGGCTTCGACAGTCCAGCCGTCAATGCCAATCAGGTCGCCGTGGTCTGCGGCTCTGTATTGTTCGATGTCTCTTTTCACATCGTCAATACCCAGTTCGTCCATACACATACGAGCCAATTCGCGTTCAAAATTGGCACCCTTCCGGCGTCCGTTAGTCATTTGACCTTCTCCCCATTGCCGCGAAAATCACCCATATCAACGCCGCCCATTAGCTGGCCTTCAGCCAATGACCGCTTGCTGTACTGACCGTGCTTGTCAGCATCACCTGATGCCGCCGGGTCATCCTCAAAGTTCGGGCAACCCATATTCAATAGTCGCAGCTTTTCAAACTCAGTCGCGTGGTCAATCGTGTGATTAAACTGGTTCTTATAAAGAATAGATGGTTTTTTAAACATCAAAATCTCCGCACCAATCTTTCAGCCCGACCTTGCCGCCTGACCACTTATACAACTCCATCATCTTTTGCCCTGATGGTGGTGTCCGATGATAAATCCAGTTATTCACTGACGCTCTTGTGACATTCATAGTCCTTGCTAGTTCAGACTGTGTAATGCCCCGCATCATCATATATTCTGCCAGTTTCACTTGGTTCTCCTACAAATATAAATTAACATTATGTCAATCTGTATAAAATTATTGTTGACAGGTCAAATACTATTTCGTAACAAAGGGTATCAAGCCAATCACGGCCAAGGGAGTTACAAATGGATTTATTAGAAAAAATGAAATCGGTAGGTGTCTACCATTTCTCACCAAGCCAGTTAAATCGTCCATTGGCGAACTGGATGTTTGAATATGTTTACCTAGCAAAAGAGAAACGCCGCGAGATAATCGTCGGTGAGAACGCAGCTTTCGGTACTGCCGTGCATACAGTCATACAGGCTGTCGTGTGCCACGGTCAGGACATTGATGAGGCTGTTGAGGAATCTACAACAGGTTATGACTTTCACCCTGCAAACTTCTCACAAGATAAGCGTGACAAGTTTCGTGAACTGATACCAGCCGCCGCCAGTGTCGGCATCGACCTACTATCTCCCTTGTTTGCTGGCGCTCAAGAAGAGCGCAAGATCGAACTGATGCTGGACGGTGTGCTGGTGCCTATTATGGGCTATGTCGATTTGTTTAAGGACGGTTCACTGGCAGAGATTAAGACCAAGGCACCCCGGCAGGGTCAGGTCAAGAAGGATGGCACTAGAAGCTGGACTAAGGCTTCACTGCCAAAGGAACCAGCGTGGGAGCATATTATGCAAGCCGCTGTGTATTGGAAGGCCACAGGTGCAACGCCTAACATTGCGTATGTATCGTCTACTGATGGCGTTATCTACAACTCAGATAACTGCGAAAAAATGTCAGAGGACGTTCTGAATTTTGCCATTGAGGAGATCCGGCGTAAGGCTATTACCCGGCAGAACTTGTTGGCAGTAAGCACCGATCCAAAGGTGCTGGCTGGTTTGATGGAGCCAGACTTCAATCATCCATTCTATTGGGGACATCAATTCGTAAATGATGCAAAGGAGTTATGGAGCAATGTCTAAATATCTATTGATAATGGTCACTCTGACTGGCTTTGAGGATGCAAAGGTGGATGTCATTGGTACATTTGACACTATCTCTGAATGTCACGTTGCAAAGACTACGACTACGTTCAAGCAAAATCCTGATAACTATTTCTGCTTTACTACACGCCGTGGCGTAGATTGGAGTGTCAAATGAGTAATGTATGGGAAACACTGAGCAAGATTGATTGCTCAAAGCATGTCGAAAAGAAAAACGGTTTTACCTACCTGTCGTGGGCGTGGGCTTGGACTATTCTCAAGCAGCACTACCCGACAGCACAGGTAACAAAGCATCTGTTCCAAGTGAACGGCAACCAACTGCCGTACATGCTGGACGCAGACGGTCACGCATATGTGACTGTTACGGTCAAGATTATGCCAGAGGGTAACGCAAGTGCTGTCACCCCACTGGAATCAGCTACAGAGATTATGCCTGTACTGAATCACGCTAATCGTCCAATCAAGAACCCGAACAGCTTTGAGGTCAATGCCTCACTGCAACGCTGTATGGTCAAGGCAATCGCCTTGCTGGGTCTTGGTTGCTACATTTACGCTGGCGAGGATTTGCCAGCAACGTCTGACGCTGGTGGTGGGAGCAGCCTTCCACGCAAGCCAGCAGCGGGGCGTACCCCATCGTCAAACACTTCCGAAACTTGTGATGAGAATACCTCTAGCGGCGGTGGGGTACAGAAGCCCAAAAAGATTGCGTCTCCTCTTACAGAAGAGCAGGAGATTGCAATGGCCCCAGACAGAGAATCTCTCAGAAGTTTGTATGTGAGAATGGGGCCTAAAGCGAAAGACTTTAATTATCTATTCACTAAACGTTTAAAGGAGTTAGAAGCTAATGGCTGATTACGACAACAATATGCGGGGCGTACTGTTCCCGAATGACAAGGGCGACAACCCAAAGCGTCCTGACATGACAGGCAATCTTGAAATCGAGGGTACGAAATACAGGGTATCTGCTTGGCAAAAAACTAGCCAAAAAGGCACTGATTTTCTGTCCTTCGTGGTTGAAGAGGACGATGGGTCACGTCGTGCGGCACCGCAGCAAAATGGTGCCAATAATGAGCCATTAAATGACAGCATCCCCTTTTAAGATCACCGTTGTAACTGATGGCCTCATTGTCCAGACGGATGATGAGGTCTATCGGGTGACGATGGACAAGGATGAAATGATGAAGCTGTCAACGGAGATACTGTTGATGCTTACACAGAAAATGCGCGACAAAAGCAGTATGAATGGTTCTGGATATGTGGCCGGGTAAGAAACGTACCAAAACAGTAACGGTGAAACGCACGGTCAGGCCGGGTACATGCAGCTTTTGTGGCAAGGGATTTGATTGGAACATAGACCCCGGCATTGTGAACGGGGCAAAAAAGGAGTTTTGTGGACATGAATGTTTTCGGGAAAATATTGAAAAAGTGGTTCGGCACGACTACGGCGAGGACTTTGACAGCCTCTGAGATTGAGGCACCAAAGCATCACTGCTTGCCGCCGATGGAGCGCATTATACGCGCTACATGCACAGTGACTGGCATTACTAGGAATGAGTTGCTGTCAGGTCGTAGGCCAGCAGAGTTTGTACATGCGCGGCATATCGCTATGTATCTGGCTCGTGAGTATACGACACTAAGCCTTCCTCAGATTGGTCGGGCGATGAACAAGGATCACACAACGGTTCATTACGTTGCTAATAAGATGGCGAAGCGTGGCCGTGGTGCAACCAAAGTGAATCGTGACCTTGCCGCTGTAAAGAAGGCCGCTGGGTTAGATGGCTGACGATTTCGTTAATCACCCACCGCATTACAAGCAGGGTGACATAGAGTGTATTGATGCTATAAAGGCTGCACTTGGAGATGGCTACAAATACTATCTTCAAGGCAGTATTATCAAGTATATCTGGAGATTTGAACATAAGCAGAATCCCGTTCAAGACTTACAGAAATCATCTTGGTATTTAGACAAACTTATAGCGGAAATACAGAATGGCGAGAACTAGGCATGTTGCCGTCAAATTTATTGGTCAAACTGTAGCCGGGCAAATCGGTGAACACATAGCAGCCGCCGCAATCTTACAGCAAGGTTGGGGCGTTGCTCTTGCCACTCAGGATTCTGTTGACTTAGTGGCTTGGAACAAGGACACCGGACAACGCCTTCTTATACAAGTAAAATCCGCTCAGATCAGTAGAAACAGTCGAAACAAATTAGAGTTTCAACTTGGCCTTGGCGGAAATAAACGCTTACCAACGCGCTATGATTTTGACATAATGGCTCTCGTTTCAAGCGAACAACGAGCGTGTTACTTTCTACCTGTAACAGCTATCAAACAGAAAAAGATGAATCGCAGCACTGGGTTTTTTGAGAACCCAGAGTTAGAAGCAGATTCTTGGCAAAAAGCAATAGAGGAACTTTATTATGAACCTACCAAACAGAAGACCTTGCGTGACCACAGACATTGGAGCCGGGCTGGCAGTGACAGTTAGCTTTCACCCGCATACAGGCGAGGCAGTTGAGGTATTTATGACTGGCCGTGGCAAGGCCAGCGACAACACACTTACTGAGGCACTGTACCAGTTAGGCGTAACGGCTTCTAAGCTGATGCAGGGCGAACATGATGAGGCTGAAGCAGTAGCATGAAACTAGACGTACTCAGGGACGAAATTACGGCTGATGAAGGCTGTAAATACGAGATATATTTCGATCATCTAGATCTGCCCACAATGGGTATCGGGCATTTAATTAAGGTCGAAGACCCTGAGTACGGTAGGCCTGTAGGCACCAAGATCACACAAGAACGTGTGCATCAGGCGTTTAATCTGGACATCCTCGTTACAATAGAAGACTGCCGCCGTCTGTATTCTGATTGGGATACATTCGGTGATGAGTTGCAGCACATCATTGCTAATATGATGTTTAATCTTGGCTATCCGCGTTTGGAGCGTTTTCGTAACATGCGAGAAGCTGTCAACGAAAAAGACTACGAAAAAGCGGCAGATGAAATGATAGACAGCAAGTGGTACACTCAGGTTCCGAATCGCGCAGAGCGGTTAGTGAAACGTATGAGAGAACTGGCTGATGGGTGAAGTAACAATGGAGCGGTTTCTTCGCTGGAAGATACTGCCCCGGCTAATGATGGTAGCCTTTACGTTAATGGCTTGGAACGTCTGTGACTGGTTTATGTCACTGGGCGTTGACGCAACAACACAACAAACAGCTTTCGTAAGCACCATAGTCGGAGCGGCTACTGGTGCTTTTGCTGTATGGATGGGACACGAAGCAAAATGATACAGGCACTGATAGGCCCGGTTACAGGGCTGCTGGACAAGTTTATCGAAGACAAAGACCAGAAGAACAAGCTGGCTCACGAACTGGCTACAATGGCCGACAAACACGCTCAAGAGCTTGCCAAGGGTCAGCTAGAGGTAAACAAGGTAGAGGCCGCTCACAGGTCGCTGTTCGTCGCTGGTTGGCGTCCTTTTATCGGCTGGACATGCGGCGTTGCTCTGATGGCGCATTTTGTGCTGTTTCCGGCTACTGACTTTGTTGTGGCTTATATGGGCTACGATATACCACCGATGCCAGCTTTTGATATGGAAAGCCTGATGACTGTGCTGCTTGGTATGCTGGGTCTGGGCGGTATGCGTAGCTTTGAGAAGATGAAGGGTGTGTCTAAGTAATGGCTAAAAAGAACTACATTAAAGAAGACGCAAAAGAACAGTACCCTGCATATACCAAAGCGTTCTGGACACGGCAAAAGTTTGGTGCTGCATCTGATGTGCGCTCTATCAGCGTGGAAGAATATATGAAAGAAAAACCCCCAGCCAAAGCCGGGGGTAAATCTTAATATTTATCTTTTCTTATCACCTTTAAGGTAGCCCTAGCTGACCTAATTATTGCCCATAGACCATTATCTATAGTGGCGTCCACGTTTGGCTCATCAGCCGCGTAGAACTCGCACCTAGAAACAAACTCATCCCAGTCATCTCCGGGCTTTGCGTCTATGTAGTAATGTGACTTTGTTTGCTTGATTATGTTTGGACTTTCAAACTCACTAACGCAATCACGGTGGTCATCGTAATACCTTTTAGGTATGCGAATTATTTCGCTCATTTTAGTCTCCCTAACAATGTTAAACAGCGAAGTCGTTTTCCGACTTAAAAATGATTCTACCATTTTTTGAATATTGTGTCAAGCACAGATTTACACACCAATAAGTGATGAACAAAAAAACCCCAGAGGCCAAGGGGAAACCTCTGGGGCGGAGTTAGGGAGGAATAGAAAAGCTATGAAAGGGAATAGCTTTCCTCTTTCCGTTCTACCCAACTCAACGCGGCGTTGCAAGCATTAAACGTCAATACTTCCACCAATTCGTTTTCGTCAAATATCTTTACTATGCACTCACCCATCGGGCTTGTCTGCTCAATCTCGTGCCGAATCCTTGGCTCCCACATAATTGTCTCCTAGTAAGTTACTCCTAACCATACTAGGCTGACCAATAACGTGGTTATTGTCAATATGAGTATGCCAGCGACAATTATCTCTATAACTTTACGGCGCATCTCTTGTTGCTTGTAAATAGCTTCCTGACGTTGCTTACGAATACGGCCTTCTAACTGTATCAGATCAGCCCACGCCTGTGGCCCATAACTCATATTCAGAAATGTCTTTAGCTCCTGACGCTGTGCTTCCAGCTTCTTCTTAGCAGCGTATGCCTGTAACGCCTCTTCCTCGACAGAGCCAGCCGCAAACAGTTTCTTGAACAGTGGCGGGTTCTTTGACTGCTTCTCAGCTTGGTCAACGTCACTAGCCATCTTCATCCAGCGCGATACATCGCCCATACAGGATTCAATGTCACGCCCGGCTGCAATCATATTCTTTATGGTGTTAAACGCCGCTGTAGCGCCAGCAACCGCCGCTGTAATGGTTACTGGCTCCATTTCGTCAGCCTTCCCGGTCTTAGCGGATTACACTTATATGACCGGGGCATGATCTTCCCTTCATGTATTTGGGCAATTTTGTTGCCCATCTCGTAGGCTCTACTTACGCATTGTTGTCTATCTTCATATGGGCCGCGTGTGTCGTGGTATTCCCAGCATTGCTCTGGGGACGCTACGCTACAAGCTAGGACGATTGCCTTGAACATCAGCCACGCCCTAATACCTTGTCGAGCTTGTCCTCGACGCGGTGCAGGGCTTCCATAACCTGACGCATGTCGTCACGCATTTCAGCCCGTGTGGCGTATTCCTCGCGGGTCTTGTTCAGCAAAATGTTGAGCCGCTTCTGCTCTCTGTTTTGCTCAGACAGAAACCACGCAAGGCCAGCCACGACTAGCCCGGTCAGCATGTCTATGAGGCTGGTCATTTCCATCAGTCAGCATCCGCTATGGTCAGCAAGCCCTCGGACTGCTGTCGCATTATTTCTGCGTAGTCTGAATTGTCAGTATCCATCGGCACAGATATTTTTTTGCCGTCAACAACAATATTGACGCTTATATTAGCACCGTTAATAGAAAAATATTTAGCTGATGTAATATTCATCATCATAACTCCGCATTAAAACTTATTTCGCCACTAGCATCGTTAGTATTAATGCAATAAACAGCGTCACCTGTTGAAAATACATTGCCGTGGTCACATCTTACAAACGCGACAGTCTTACTATTACCTGCATTTGTCATATTAATAATGTTTGAATTTGTGCTGCTACCTCTGTGCATACCTACTGTTCCAGAAAAAGACACTGATGGATTTGCCCTCATCTCAACAGGAAAATGAACAAACAAATCGCTGCTGTTACCGTCAAAATTAGCCCCCATCCCGTGACCAGTATATGCTGAGGTTCCCTGTGACCGATAAAAATACCGCTGACACAACGCCAGTTCTTCGCCATAGCTGCGATGGACAAAGTCGGTCGCAGTTGAGCCGACTTCTAGCTTGACGCCTGTGATGTGCCACGTTGCACCACTGGTTGTGAGAATTTCTGTATGCCCCGCAGCGGCGTTTGCCTTAGTAAATGCAGACCACGATGTACCTAGTGTTCCGCTAGTCCAGTTTGTCCCAGCCCCAAGATACCAATATACACTTAGGCTTTGTGCGTTGTCGTTATCTAACGCACCAGTTGTATCGCCAGCAAATGTAATAGTTTTGTACTCCCAAGTATTTGCGGCGTTTATTGTGTAGCTTGCGGCGATAGTGCGGGTGTTATCAGTATCGTGCAGGTTTATAATATATGTTCCAGTTTCCGAACCTTTAATCCAAAAAGATAAAGTTACCGCCTCTGCACTTGATGTACCCTTTTTTAAGTGCTGTAGGTTTTGACCTTCCATCCGATGTTCTATTCGTATCATCTCATCAGCAGCTAAAGTTGTTTCTGGCGTTGAAACAGTTATTTTATAAGAATTGGCAAAACCATCTGGTGCATCTGTAACTTGTGCGTGAGTTAACGATAATTGGTCAACAGCATCAGCACTACCAGTACAACGAAACCTATCAACGGCTATGTAACCTGATACACCAGTGGCACTTGTTGAACGCTGTGCCACAGTCATCGCCCCATTGATGATGAGGCTAGGGTTCGCGTGTCTATCCGCAAAGCCTAGCTGGCCTGAGCCGTCCGTCTTCAACACCTGATCGGCGCTACCGTCACCGTCTGGGAGTGTAAACGTAGTGTTGGCTGTCACGCTTGCTGGCGCTTGCAGCTTGATGCTGTTGGTGTCGGTATCGTCCTGTAGCTTCAGAACGTCCACGCCGCTGGTGCCAGACGCAAAGTCAGCGAGATGGCTCATCTGCTCCCGGATGGCGTTGTTCACGCCACTGGGCAGCATCCCTTCAGCTACAGATATTCCGCCAACATCCGTGTTGTTGGACGCGGTGGCATCGTAATCAGTGAGCTTATCTTTTGCCATATCGTTATCCTATTGACTGTCTGTAATACGTTCAAACATAATTGATGTTCTATCATAATCAGTGTTACCTGCGATGTTACTCCCAGACCCCAAACTGGCAGTTTCAAGTCTGAATCTAAATGTTGATGCGTTTGTGACATTGACTAAAATACTACGGGTCATTGCACCACCACCATTGGGGTCACTAGCGGTGCCTCTGACATTGAAATAACCCCTTCGGTCAAAATTAGAACCGCTGTCTGACGACACATCTGCATCAACAGTTACAACCGTGTCGCTATTAGAGGTGATGATTTCTACTTGAGGCGTTACTTTATACAAGCCGGTTTTGGGAAATGTAAAAACTCCACTACTTTCGGTCATACCTATCCCAGCATATGCAAAAGTAGAATCGTCAGTTCTTTCCCAACCACTAATAGTTGCAAGGTCTGTAGTAAAGTTAGATGTCAGCCGCCAAGCGTCTATCTCGACCGTATTTGGCATACTGACCTGACCACTGCCATCAATGGATATAGCCGCTGTGCCGCCACTGCTCTGGATATTATCGACGCGTATCACGCTCGTCATTATGACCACTCCTCTGTAGGCGCATCAGGCCAAGTCGGGTTGTTTGGATTAGTCTGCCGGATAGTGCGGATGCTGGCACGATAGGTGGCAAACGCCGCGACGCAGTCTGCTGTCAAGCCGCTGTCTGGTAGCTGTGTCCAGTCGGTTGCCTTTAATATTGCATCCGCTGTGTATATAGCCCCGTTTTCATTCGTGTCTGGGGCGGGTAGATACATATTTATGTTTTTATAATTTGCCATAATTACCCCACTAAATAACCACTAAACTGAGTGCCTGTAATAGATAAGTTATAACTAGTGTCACTTTGCATGTAATACCACGGTGCGACTACATAACTAGCTGGCAATTCGATGGTTATTGAAGTTTGCAATGATTGGAAATTTGGAGCAGGTGCGCCCTCAATTCTATAAGACGAATTAAACAAATCAGATGCGGTTTCCAAAGTTGAAGCGTGATTTGACAACAGTATTATAAGAAATCCAGTACCAACTGAATCAATCCGTTGACTTAAATTAAAATGATAAACACCCGAGACAGGCGTCGTAAACACACCAGATGACACATTGCCACCAATATCAAAAACCTCATTGTCAAAATTCAACCTGTTGTAACCAGTTGCGGATAATCCTGTTTGACTGCTTGACCACCTTACCATAAACGCTGGTCTAGCTGGCGTCAGTATCCGACCACTGCTATCAATCGTGGCGGCAGACGTGCCGTTGGTGTGTTGCAGTTCCTGTACGCCGATTATGCTTGCCATTGTTTTATCCTATTGCGCTTGTGCTACACGTTCAAACATCACGTTTGTCGTAGTTGTTGTGCTGTTTCCAATGACGTAAGAAGCGTTATCCATACTTGTTGCTCGCAATTTAACTTTTACATTTGAGACATCAGTTACATTGATAAAAACTGAACCAGTCGCCGTACCGTTCACGCTATCTGAATCCCCACCGGAGACCGACAAAACTGAATTGTAAGTGCTGTTGTCTGTAGTAACGTGGACTTGACCACTCATATTATCAGACGCATCTGAACGAGTTGCTTGTTGGAAAGTTATTTTATACAAACCAGTCTGCGGAAATGTAAAAATACCTGACGAATGTGACATTCCAGACACTTTGCCAGTGCCAGCCCACGCAACCTGTGACCAAGCTGTAATGTCGCTATCTCCATTAGTTGTATGATGGGCGTTGAGGTACCATTGGTCGAAAACATACGATGCGTTCATATCGACACGACCGCTGCTATCAATCGAAAGCGCCGCAACTGCGCCGCCGCTGTGTCTGATTTCATCTACATATATTTTGCTCATATCAAACCACCGTCAGGTTGCCGTTAATGGTTATCGTGGCGTTTACAATAAGTGGCCCCGCCGCCAAACCGTTTGTATTAGCCGCAACCGTCACATCTGTGTCGATCTGCTCTTCGTGGACGCGAATAATATCTCCCAGACCGCCGCCAGCTTCGCCCAAGAACGAGCCACCGCCGCCTAGACCCCAGCTAAGTGTGCCAGCGCCGTCAGTAAGCAGTGTCTGGCCGTCAGTGCCGTCGCCATCCGGCAGAGTAAGCGTGGTCGTGGTCGTTACCGCGCTGGGCGCTTGTATCTTGATCTGTGCGCTGTTGTCGTCGTCTGCGAGTGAGAGGACATCAATGCCCACGGTGCCACTAACGAAATCAGCCGTGTCAGCCATAATCTCGCGGATGGCATTGTTGATGCCAGCCGGGGAGCAGCCCTCGCTGATGTCGATTGACTGAATATCAGAGTTATTTGCGTTAGTAGCATCGTAATCGCGTATGCTGTTCTTTGCCATATTGTTCTCCTAGAGGCATTACCCCTTTATAGCATCATTCCTACTGTTCTGCTAGTAGACCAGCGGGTACACCAGATACCGATGGCATAGCTGCTGCTCTTTGCATAGCAACGCCGGGAACCTGTAACGCTTTCCTAGCAACCTCAGTGCCTAAACGACCTGTCCTATATATAGCTGGCAAAGCTACACCCGCAACCGTTGTAACGGCGGGAGCAGCCGCCCCAGCCAAGCCAACTGGCAACAAACCAGCTAATCTAGCAAAAGACATATCCTGTACAGGCTTATCTACTGGCGCACGACCTGTGCCAAGCACATCAATATACTCTTTAGCCAACTGAGCCTGTGAGCGCTCCATATATGTCGGCCCAAACTGCTTCTCAAGCTGTCTACGATACTGTTCTGGCGAGAATATATCCGCACCAGTTGCAGACTTTTGCAATGAACGGATGTCACGATTTACGTCACGGACACGCTTAAACTCATCCGCATTTTTAGCTTTAGACTGTATGTAGTCTAAGAAATCTTCTCTATAAGCAAACAAGGCTTTGCCTATTTTTCTGTCAGCCGCTCCACCTGACATTTTCGCAGTAGCAATATCTCCAAGCTGAGAAACCGCATCTTGCATCATATCGCCTGTCATAGCATTATCTTCAATTCTGCTAATAACGGCATCATCAATTTCTTCTTTGAAAGCACTAAAATCTTTTTCTCTAAGTTTGTATTTCTTTCTGAATCTGTTTATGTTTTCAGGTGTTTTTAATGACATAAAGTCTTTTACAACACCACCAGTTACAGGCAGTGACGACTTTCCGACTGCTTTCTTGAACTGCTTATCTGCAAAAATCTTAGCTTGGTTCACCGCTTCAGTCAGAGGTTCGTCTAAGTCAACTTTGTAACCAAGAGGCTTCATAACATTTTCTACAGCTTCAACATTAAACTGCTCAAATGCTCTACGCTGTGCTTGCGGTATGCCAGCAATCTCACCTAATGCTGTACGACCTAAAAGACCTTCTACATAACCTGTACCACTGCCTAAAGCCTGACCGGGTGTCAAAGGAACCTTCTTAGCAAGAAGACCAGCTACAGGCTCTTTTACAGCGCCTATAACAGCGGGTAATGCTGCTCCGCCAGCGGCTAATGTTCCGGCAATACCAGCGCCTATCCCAGCGCCAACGCCACGTTCCGCTAAGTCACCTTCAGTGCCAAGAAACCCATATGTTGCTCCACCAGCGGCAGGGGCCAATAAACGTGGCAATAACTTGGCACCAGCAAGTCTAGCGCCAGCGGCAATACCTGTAGGCAGTGAACCAGCTATCTCTGCTGTTAATGCAGATGCTGGGTACTCTTCTTTGAACTCTTTACGCTTTGCTTCAAACTCGCCCATACCAGCTTGAAACTCTGGCATAAACTCTTCGCCGCGCAAAGCAGCCATAGCGCCTCTACCAGCGCCGACAAGTTCACCAGCGCCGCCGAATGTAAGACCCTGCGCTAACTCTCTTGCAACGCCGGGTATGAACTTTGCACCAGCAGCCTTGGCCTCTGCTGTGGCCTCGCCAGTAAACTCATCTGGCATATACATCATCTGCTGCTTAGCGGTAGGCGCACCTGATGGCTTTGTCGCTTTCACTGCTGGTTTTTGCTGTTGTAGACGTTTAATCTCACCAGCAAGAACACGGGCGTCTTCTGTGTTACCAGCCTCATGCGCCTTCATAAACGCCGCTTTTAGTCTGTCTAAATCAGCCACCTTGTTGCCCTTCTAAATAGCTATCGACTAGAGCGTCCACATTTGGACTTGGTTGGTCAGGGCCAGCAAGAACTTCAGAAGCTGGATCTCGT